ATACCTAGAAGAACACTCGATGAAGCAATTTTAACTGCAACTATTGACAAAAAAGGGCGTGTTGGGTCCATTGAGATCATAAATGCTGGTCGGGGGTACGTTAATCCTGATGTAATTGTGTCTATTCCCGATGAATTGAAGGAAGAGGGGTTCACAGATACCGCAGAGAACACTGTTGAGGCATTTCAAGACTCGAAACTCGCAAAATACAATGTGAACATTGAATCAAGTGATGAATTTGATCAAAGTACGAAGTCTGCACGTAAATTGACCCGTAAAATCAAGAATGACAAGTTTTTGACTGATGCAGGGTTCACAAAATCGATCAAACAAGCAGAAGCACGTATTACACTGAATGAGATTGGTGCTGTTAAGACTGCAACAATTACTGAGAAGGGAAAAGGATATACACCTGGTGATAAGGTTATTGTTTACGTTGTAGAGAGGGAAACCGAGTCTAGACAAGACGATTTCATTGGAGCAGGGATGAAGGAGGCAACAAAGCAGTTTGATAAGACGTGGGATGACCCAGATATGCCAATGGTCGATATTCAAACCTCTATGACAGACGAAAACGGTAATGAAGTGCCTGTTTCGACCACTTCACTATTTGATGATGGTAAAAGAGCGTATGCTGATGCAGTTCAGGAGTTTGATGAACCCGTCACATCCACATATGTGACATCTTATCTCAAAGCACACGAAAAAAGTGATACTGAAAAGACAAAGTTCTGTAAAGACGTACTACCAATCAAATGTTTAGACCCAGGTATCGGTAGTGATTGGCACAATATTTCAAATTACATCAATCCAAGTGAAATATACAGAGAGTCAAAGAAATGGAATCCTGCTCTTGAGAAGGAAGAAGAGAGACTTGCTGCTGTTACTGCTGAAAGTCAGTCTGCATCTGGAACAATTAACCAAAGAATGAACAATGGTATGACAGGAATACTTGGTGGAGACTGTCTTGAAGTAGCACAAAGCACACTTTACGGCGTCAGACGCTTCTTTGACATCCCTTGCCCCGAAGAAAAGATTGGTACGGACGGTGTTTCACGTACTTTTGGGTTCCTTCCGTACAAATACTGTGGTTCTGATAGAGAATCCGCACAAGTTAAGGTGACTTTAGAGGTAGAAGGTAATGTAATGAAGAAAGGAGAGGCAATAAACACGGATTTTATTGACTTTTTGAAGGATTTACCCAAACCAACTCTTACTGCACCGCGTTTTGTGGGTGCCCCAGGCAAAGGAAAGTCGCATTCTTGTAAGAGAGGGTCAAATGTAGAGGGTAAATGCTATGAAACTGGTAAAGGTCAGTACACATTCGTCCCAGATTCGGGTGATGAGAACACTTTTGACTTCTATGGTACAGAATTAGAGCAGTTGGAGACGTGGTTAGGTAATGGAAACTTCAGTTCTTATGGTACAGGCACCTCTACACACACTACTACTGACCCAAATACGGGTGCTCAGACTACATACTCCCTTACATACAACACAATTCAACTCGCAAGTTGCTCTGGAGGCAAGTTCCCAGAACCCTGTTGGCATAATTTTGTGGTAGATGGTGTGTTGGATACCTATAACTCTTGGGATAGTAGTGGAAATGCGAATGATAACTGGGCAAGTAACCTTTGTACTAGTGCTCCATTCAGTAATTACTTCACTAACTGTGCTGCATTAAGAAATGTGATCTACTCAACCATCTCTTTTGACCCAGGTGCTATCTCAGATAACGAGAATAACATCCAACTTGCTCCGATTGGAGGTAGATTGAACTATACAAACTACCTAACAGGTGCAACTATTCTTATGGATAGGGCACTAGATAGATTTGGGAACCCTTATTTCGACGAATGTGATCTAGGAAGTTACTAATGGCACTAGGATTAAACAAACCAGTAGCAAATCATAATGGATTACCTTGTACAGGACACGGTATTCCAATTCCTGCTACTATTCACTCAACACAACCTTGTAAATCACCTCCTGTTAGGTTAGGAATTGTGATGAAAAACCTGACTTGCCTGTGGCCACCAACTCCTTTGGTACCTTTGACTGCTCTGAACCCTGCTAGAGCGATGGTTCTTGTCAATGGACTGCCTATTATGGTTTTGGGTGACGCTTTTACACCTCATTTGTCACCAACAACGAATATTATTAACTATTTGTGTCCTTGTGGTAAAGCGACTTGTATTATTCCAACTCCAACAGTGTGTTCACTTCTGACTGCAGAGGATCTTGCAGGTGGTCACCCTAGAGTTCTTGATACTGGGTTCTATCAGTCTGTAAGGGCGTTTAAGATACCCATCGGTAGATTGGGTGATAACTTAGGTAAAGGCAGTCTGCCGCCCGTCAGCATAGGGTATCCGTGTATGTCTAAGATCGCTTATGGATCTCCTAATGTCCTAGCAGGATAATTGTGCTATAATTCTAGAGTAGTTTCAAAACACGTATGGCACGTTCAAAAACAGGTCTCTCTGGAGGCGTCTTTATTGAGTCAAATCCTAAAAAGACTCGTCAAGGAAATGGAAGGCACACAAAATATACAGCAACCTCTCGGAATGGTAAGACCAAGAGGTATAGGGGTCAGGGTAAGTGAGACCAGAAACCCGAGAATCTATGGAAATGTTATTCGAGGCGAAATGGAACTTACCTAAAGCAGCGAAGAACTGTAATCTAACAGACAAGGAGATGAAAATCACCTTCAACGAATATTGCTCATTTCACCCTCCTACTTGGAAGGATACTAAATAAAATGACCAGTGATAGGAACCACTATAAAAGTTCTTCACTTAAAAACGGAGAACAAAATGGTTAAGGTTGATCAAGCAGATTGGTTCATCCGATCGGGCAGATGTTTAGTAACTGATCCTAGAGCTGATAAATACTTAAAACAAGTATCAGATCGTGGCGTACAGGTTCAAAGCAGACAGGAATCTAAGCAGACAGTTTAGAGATTTAGGTATTGGGATGAAATCAAATCCCAATACTGAAGATTTTTCTGTGGTTAAGAACGAGAACGCAATCAAACAATCTATGAAGAACCTGTTGTTGACAGAGTTCGGTGAAAGACCGTTCCAACCAACCACAGGTTCTCGTGTTAGATCAATGTTGTTTGAGAACTTCGATATTTTTATGATTGAAGGTCTAAATGACGAAATTAGGAATACCCTAAAGCGTTTAGAACCAAGAGTGATAGTTAATGATGTTCGTTGTAATGTTGATAACGACAATGAACTACAAGTTGAGATTGATTACACAATCATCGGTGAACAACTAGTTCAAACTATTGACTTCCTCTTAGAGAAGGCGTAAAAATGGCAGCAATTCCCTCAAATTTAACCTCATTAGATTTTACAGAAATCAGAGAATCTATTAGATCATATCTGCGAACGAGAAACGAGTTCACGGACTATGACTTTGATGGTAGTTCTGCGTCATATCTATTGGACGTATTATCATATAACACATACTATGCTGCCTTCAACGCTAATATGGCGATGAATGAGGCGTTCCTTGAGAGTGCAACTGTTAGAGACAACGTTGTCAAGGTCGCAAAGCAACTAAACTATACCCCAAGATCAATCAAAGCAAGTAAAGCGTGTGTTAGATTCAGTGTTCAAACCGCAGCACTTGGTGATGGTACCTCATATCCGACGCAAGTCTCTCTCCAAGCAGGAGATGTTTTTGTATCTACTACTAATGGTGATCCATTCACGTTCACTCTCCCTAACGAGATCAGAGCAACTGTTAATCAATCTGATGGTGTTGCGACGTTTGATAAGGTTATCATCTATCAAGGAAACACTCTTGAGTTCTCTTACACAGTTGATGACGTTAACAAAAGAGAATACCTAGTTCCTGCAGAGAGTGTTGATACTTCTTTGCTGTTTGTGTCAATTTCTCCTAATGCACAGTCAACAGAAATCGATACTTACAATCTTGTACAGAATATTGTTGATGTAGACGGTACAACTCGTGGTTATTTCTTAGAAGAGACTGATGATCTACGTTATAACGTCATCTTTGGTGATGGTGTTATTTGTCGTAGGTTGATTTCTGGTGAAGTCATCCGTATGAAGTATATTCGCACTGATGGTCCTGATGCAAACGGATGTAAGCGATTTAACTTCATTGGTAGAGTTCAGGACAGTGAAGGGCGTTTTATCAACAATGCAGGCATCTCTCTGGTGACCATAGACGGGTCTCAAGACGGTGAAGCGTTAGAGAATACCCTATCCATCAAATACAACGCTCCTAGGGCGTTTAACAGTCAGAATAGAGCAGTTACTGAGTCTGATTACGAATATATCACTAAGAAAGTATATCCTCCTGCAAGATCAGTGACTGCATATGGTGGAGAGCGTCTTAATCCTCCTGTGTACGGAAAGGTGTACGTTGCTATCCGTACTAAGTCTGGTGCTGCACTAAACACCACTACGAAGAAGCGTATCAAGAATGATTTACAGAAATATGCGATTGCTGCTATTGAACCAGTAATTATTGATCCTATTTCACTTTATATCAGACCTAAGACTTGGGCGTTCTTTGATGGCACTAAGACTAACCTGTCTAACAACGAAGTTGCAACAACTATCCTTGGATCTGTAGATCAGTACAATCAGCAGGGTTCTTCATCCAGATTCAGTGGTCGTATTGACATCTCTGCTTATCAGAGAATGATTGATGATTCAGATCCTGCTATTAGCGGTAACATCACTCATATGACACTTGGTATGAACATTGATGGATTTGAATTTGGTCAAACATTCTCCAAGTGTGTTGACTTTGAAAATGAGATTGAGAATCCCAATGACCTCTCTGGAGGAACTAAAGGTAATGGTGGTGGTGACGGAACTTGTTTACCCAAGTATTCCAGTGTAAAAACTGGCACATTCTATGCTACTGGATACACAGAGAACCTTATTGCCATTCAAGGTACAGATTCCAACTCAATTTCATCAACATCGTTCATTGATAATGATACTTCGGCACTTTTACCTGTAAATATCCGTGATGACGGTTATGGCAACCTCATTATGGTTACAAAACAGGATGAAAAAGAAGTTACACTTCAATCTTCAGTGGGAACTGTAGATTACAAGAATGGAATCGTTTGTGTCGGTCCTGTAGATGTACATTCTACTCCTGACGGAACAAATCGTATTCCAGTTACTGTGATTCCAAAATCACCAAATATCAACATTGGTTCTGGTGTTGACCCATCAATCTTTAACCCGATTGTCACAACAGTTGATTACACAATTGATGGCAGTAACATTGGAGCATTTGATCCATATGACTTTACTGCAATTAACTTTGACGGAACTCCACTAAATATCATTGATTATCCAACAACAGTATTTGAACTTCCCGAGTTTAACTCCTGTTTCTAAGACCGTAATACGAAAAAATGGTTGCACACAACACAGCAATTAAGGTCTCTCAAAGACTGAGTAGTCAGATTCCTGCGTTTATCAAGGAGGATCACGACCAGTTCGTGAACTTGTTGACAGAATACTACAAGTCGCAGGAGAAATCAGGTCGTCCTTACGACATTTTAAACAATATACTTTCATATGTTGACATTGGGTCGGGTGAATTCGATCCAAATTTCTTGTCGTCTGAATCTGCTGTACTAGAAGCGGTTGATGCTACAGAGAATAAAATTATTGCTGAGAATGTAAACTACTTCTTAGAGAAAGATGGTACTATAAAAATTGACAATGAAGTTCTATATTACGAGTCTGTAACACATTCTCCTGACATTGTTTTCACTCCAGGGGTCAATAAACAAGAATTTGATAGAAAAGTACAAGAATTTGAACCTATCAATACTCAGTTTGATAGTGCAAAGACAGAATTTAATTTAAGACAGTTAGGTAAACCAGTTTCACCTCAGTCTTCAAATCACCTTTTGGTGATC